CCGTGTAGGGGAGCGTGAAATGCTCCACTCCCTGGTTCGACTGGTAGGCCGGCAGGCCCAGGTCGCAGTATGGCAGCACCAGCCCGACGCGGTTGCCGGCGGTCGTGCCATGCAAATAGTTCAGACGGCCCAGCGTCCCATCGGTGCGAGCTTGCTCGAATGGGTTGAATGTCGCCATCGCGGTGGTCTCCATGACCACCGTGCCGGTCATCGCGCCATCAACGATCAGCACCTCCTCCGAGCACCCGATCAGCTCGCGGTACTGCACATCATTGCCGAAGTCGAGAGTGTTCGACTGCAAGCACCCGGCCACGCCGAAAAATCGGAACGCGCCGGTTGTATCCCTGCGGAAGATTTGCGGTGTCGCTTGGTTCGCATAGATCGGCGTCACCGGGCTCGCATCCACCGGTGCGTTGTAGATGCCAGTGATGGTGAACGTAATCCGGGGAATCTCGCCCAGATTGTTGGTCAGGCTCGCATTCGCTCGGCAGCCGGTCAGCGTGTGGACAATCTCCGTTCCGCTCGGCCCGCCCAGCCGGTACTGGATCGTGCAGCTCGTGTCAGCCACTCCGTCAATCGTGCTGATCGGCTTGTAGGTCACGTTCGCGCCGATGCTGTAGCCGCTGCCGGCGCCGGGGGTGAATGCCGTGGTGTAGGGCACCACCGTCGCGACCTTCGTGCTGCCCACGTACTGCACGATCAGCCCGACGTGACCGTTGCCAGTGCCGCTGGTGACGCTGATCACCATGCCCGTGTAGGCGTCGTTCACGGCGCTGGCGGCGGCCGCCAGGGTGATCGACCCAGCAGACCCAGCCTGTGACGTGCCGGTGAGCGCCGTGCCCATCACCGTCTCGGACAGACGGCTCGATCGCAGCAGTGGGCTGTAGCGCGGCGCGGTGCCGGCGGTGCCGCTCCCCGCGTACTCCACGCTGGCGGTCAGCCGCACCTGCGTATTGGTCAGCAGCCCCTCGTAGGCGCCCATGTACGGCCTGATGACGTCCCGCTGCACCACATCGCCCGCGAGAGGTGTCAGAGCCAGGTCTGAGTTGACCAGCACTGCGTCAGCAGCCGCTGGGCTTGAGTTGACCCCGTAGCTGGGCTCACTCTTTGCCAGGATCGTCCGGAGCTTCGTCTTGTAGGCCATCGGTCACGGGTTGGGGTTGGGGTTGCGGGCGGGACTTCAGGCCGGTGGCCGGGTCCATCGTCCAGACGCCGCCGATGCCGCGGCTTTCGTCCTCTACGGTAGCGGGTTCAGGTTTCGAGGTCGCCTTCATTGGTGCGGTACTGGATGATGAACGGCATTGTCACGATACCGGCTGGGCTGTCCGCCTGGACCAGCTCCAGCGTCGTCTCCCCTGGCACGATGTCGATCACCATGCCCCGCAGCGTTGCGCTACCCATCGTGCGCCGGTGAATCTCGGCGACGATCGGGTCCGCAATCACGTCCGGCACGGTGTCACGCACGATGACCGACGCCTGCGCCTGCAGGGTCCAGTCCAGGTACGGCAGGCTGGTCCTCACATCAGGCCGGTCTCGCACCCACTCAATCGCAATCCCTGGTGACTCATGGCGCTGCAGCGGTTCCACCCGGCTGCGCCAGATCCGGCCCGAGACCTCGGGCATTCCTGCCAGGGCCGTAGCCCAGGTCGACAGGATTAGTTCGCGACGCGTTGTCATTTCAAGGTCTCAACAAATGATTGCGGCAGATCATGCGCCGTCGCCAATTCCCGCGCCTTCGCCGTTAAATCCTCCGGCATCCGATACATCTCCAGCAGTTGGCAGAACATTTCGGGACTACCGCCTCTTGAAATGTCCGATAGCGCAATGCTCAGCGCCTGACTCACCGCCAGAGGCAGTGCAGCGAGGAAGCTCGACACCTCTGGCGTCTGAACCAGCGCCATTGAAAACTCTCCCCATCGCGGCGGTGGCAGATGGGCCAGGTCGTACTCGGCGATCTCCTCCGCCGTGGCCGGTCGATAGGTCCAGGATTGAAACCAGCCGTCAGGTGTCTCGACCGGCTCAGACTCCTCAATCCGTTCGGTTCGGGGATCTGATGACTCTGGTCGGATCGTGGGCTTAACAAAAAACCTATTGAACGGTGCCAGGTCGGATGGTAGTGGGTTCAGTGGAAACGACGTGTTTGGATGCTCGCGTCGCACTGCGTCCATGGTGTCGGGGTAGGTGACGACTTGGCCGTCGATGACGTGAATGAGTCTTGTCATAATGGTTCAGATTGCTGGTAGTTCCGCTGGAGGCGGCAAGAAGTTTTTAGTGTACCGCGCAACACCTTTGGTGATGCGCAGGTCGTCGATAATGCCGTTAAAGTAACGGAACGCAGTCGGATATCGCCATGCGCCAATTCGCGCCGGTTGCCCTGATGTTGATATAGGTATGCTTGCATTTCGGGTGCCGGTTGCAACAATTGAGCCGTTGATAAACAAACGCACCTGATTAACGCCCGTTCCTTCTTTGCATACAGCGACGTGATACCACTGCCCTGTCGCAATCAGGCCAGCGGCTGATGATAAGCTGAACACCGTATTCCCGCCTGTGTAGTCGGAAAAGACTAGTGCTCCGTTTGAGTCAACAATGAAGGCGTAACCGTCTAAGTCATTCGTCGGCTCGTTATCCATAACTGTAATGACACCAGCGAAACTGGTTAACACCGATACGTTGACCCATGCTTCAATCGTAAATGGATTATTACCAAAATTAAAATCGATCGACGCCGAAGTCTGGAAATAATCGCCGCTGCCATCAAATGCCATCGCGCTGGTGCCGTATTTCACGACGGATGTTGTATTGAAAGCATTGCCAACCGCAGTAATCGTTTTCGGCGTTGGGCTTTCGTCTGCTAGGATCAGCGGCCCAGGTGTACCATTCCTTAGCAGCAGTGAAACACTATTGTAGCTCGGATCGTTGATTATATCTGCTGGTAGTTCAGCGACGGGCGGCGTAAAGTTTGCGGTGTACCGCGCAATGCCTTGCGTGATGCGCAGGTCGTCTATAAAGCCGTTAAAATAAAAAGAGTTGGCACCAGAAACAGTAAGCCCGATTCGTATCAAAGTGGCGGTATAGTTATTTGAATCTGTAGCGCTGGGCCCAACTTGAACGCCATTGACAAAGCATCTGTTAACTCCTTCCGCGTCCCTTGTCCATGCTATGTGCTGAAATACTAGGGCGGTGAGCGCATTTGTAGCGTTGATGATTCGAGACACGCCCTTCCATATTTCAAGAGATGTCCCATTCTGGTAGAACGCGAAACCGCCTGCCGCTGTATATGTATCATCTCCAACAATACCCCTGTATCCTGCCGTCGTATTAGCCGGGTAGATCCACGCCTCAATCGTAAATGCACCAGTGCCTAGTGATCCGGTAAGTTGAGCCCCAAGGTATGAACCGCCAGGTAGCTGTAGTGCGCTACTGCCATACTTAAGCGTCGTTGTGCTAAATCCTACATTGCCGAATGAAGTAATCGTTTTCGGCGTTGGGCTTTCGTCTAACGGAATTAGTGGTCCAGGTGCGCCATTCCTTAGCAGCAGTGAAACATTCGAGTAATTCCCCGTCCAGTTACCATAGTCACGGCCGGTTGCTGCCGCCAACAATGAGCTGCGTCCTCCGATCATGATCAGACCCTCCCTTGCAGTGCAGAAACTTCAATAGTGCTGCCGCCGCCGACAACAGTAATCACCACGGTTTCAATTTCACTCGCGGTCAGCGTTGGCGCAAGTCCGCCATCCCACTTCACCGTATAACCGGCATTGCCTGCAAACCAACTCACAACACCACTTGTATATGCAAACGACAGCACGCCACGCCACACGTATCCGCTCGGGATGTTCGATAGATTGCCAAGGTTGATAGTCGTCGCACCGGCGATTGCAGCCGCAGTTACAAACTCGTTTGCGGACTGCACGTCCAGCGCATAAACGCCACTGGATGCCGTCACAATTTGACGATTGATGCAGGTGCCACCAGCCAAGGCAAGCCGCCATCCCGACACCGCTGCCACGCCGAGGCCCAGCCCTGCAAATTGCGGCGTGCTGCTCGTGCCCAATCCAACATCAGCCGCCGCAATGCTCGCGTTCTGCCATAGGCCAGACGACCCATACCGCAACAGCTGTCCGGTGCTTGGTGACGCAATCAGTACATCATGCAGTTCATCCAGCTCCAGCCCATTGTCGACCTTGACATAAACAATCCCGCTGGTGCCAGATCCTTGCTTGATGCACCATCCCAAAATCACACCATGCGCCGGCTGCACTGGCCTCGTTGATGTCATCGCACCTGTCGTCTCAGACAGGAATATCGCCGCCCCCTCAGTCAGCGCAGAGGTGTTGAGCCCGGTCAGCTCACCCTCTGTCACCACCAGGCCGTCCGCGTTATTGCTGATCGTGTCAAACGCCAATCCCAACGTATTGGCAGCTGTTGCCTCTGTTGACGCATCCGCTGGCGCAATCGTGATCGTCACACCGCTTGATCCTGTCACAATCACTGGCGTGCCTTTCGCAATCGTGCCGCCGCTTGTGTTGCGTGCTGGCACCACTGTCAACGTCGCTCGATCCACAACGATCGAATCCAGCTTCGCCTTGTCCGCCGCCGACATTGACCCAGCGGTTGAAGTTGTCGCCGCCGCAATCGTGATGTTCGGCGTTATGCCGCCGCTTGATGCAATCGGCGCCGTGCCGGTCACCGCCGTCACAGTGCCGCCGCCTGGTGCTGCTCCGTTGCTGGCACTCGTGATTCGGCCCTGTGCATCGACAGTCACCGTCGCATAGCTGTAGGTCCCAGCAGTGACTGTTGTGTTCGGCAGGTTGAATGTTAAAATCCCGGTCCCACTGTCATAACCCAACCCAGTCGCGCCGCTAACGCTAATCGACTGACGCGCACGCGATTGGGTAAAGTACAGATTGACGCTACCCTCAGACACAGAGTCGGTGCTGCCTGGTGATGGTGAAATCTCGATGTACGCTGATCCGGACCATCGGTAGGTCTTGTTATTGTCCAGCGTAACGTAGATTTTTCCTGTCTCGCCGCTAACGGGCAATGCTGCAAAATTAGCCGCCTCAATCACATCGTCTACATAGCTTGGCATCAGCGACGATGGGATCAACCCGCCGCCGTCCAGCTTCGCTAATCCGTTCGCTACATTCACACTCAGCGATAGATTGCGCGACCTTGTCCAATACCCAGCTCCGTCCTGGGTGCTCGTGTCGCTGATCGTCAGTGGCAATCCAGCAGTTACAGTTACATTCGTCAAAAATCTGTTGTCCGCATAGCTCCTTACGGCAAACTGCGTCGGCACAGTATTGCCATCGCTTGTTCCCGTGCTCGCCAATAACGTCGCATTGTTGCTCGCTTCTTGAATCTGAACCCCTACCGTGCTAATCCCTCCGTTCCTGCTGAACGGACCGATGTAGTTCAGCCCTGAAATGTTGAAGCTGCTCGTGTTAATCGTCACCGCTCCTGTTGTGCCGTCAACCGCAAATGCTCCGCCGGCAACCTTCACATCCCCAACATCATTCACAATCAACCCAAACACTCGCCCGTAGTTTGTCTCTACTGCCTCATTCGCTCGATTCGGCACCCCACCGTTCCACGGCAATGCTGAATAATTCGTGCCCGCTCCAACATAGTTCGCTGAATGGCATCCAGCTGAAATCTGACTCCGTAACCTAAAATCTGCTGACACTCCCTGCGCCACATTCCCAGCCAGTCCCACACCCGATTGCCGGTAGAACAGCACTCGATACCCGGCACGGGTCGGATCTGAATCCTGCACCACCGTTCCGCTCGCATTGATCGGCAGGCTGCTCTGCACCACATAGATCGTCCCGGCCAGCAGCATCAGCTGGCCCGCTGCCGGCCTGCTGCTCGTCCCCAGCCGGTTCGCGCTCATCGACACCAGGTCGACCGATTGATCCCCAGCGCTCCCCGCAACCCGCATTGAACCGGTGAAGATCGCACTCGGGCTGTAGCCGTCGGCCACCAAGCCATAGAGCCCAAACTCGCTGCAGCCGCCCCCGCTTGACGTTGCCTGGCCGCCACTCTCACAGCGGATGTGCCAAGTGCCGAACAGGCCGAAAAAGCTCACAAACTCGCAGTACGCGTCGTTCTTCACCACCGCACCAGGGCCGCCTAGATTCTGCTGCGTGAATCCATACACCACCATGCTCCGGATCGGGCTGTTGCTCGCACACTTTGACCCGTCAATCTCTACACCTCCGCCGCAATCACCCGTGCTAACACTTCCCGCAACTCCATCATCGTCCTCCGCCGTCAAACTCAGGCAGTCCTTCACATACGGGCTCGCCGTCAGATACACTCCCGCACCAGAATTAGCCTGATCGTTGAATGTCACCGCCCATGCTCGGGTGCCGACCGTGCTATCCGTTGCACTCGTGCCTGTTGCCTGGTGACCGGCAAACGTCACGTCAGACACCATGCAGCCCGAATCCAGCGCCACCATGCTGTTCAGCTCTTGGCCTGCAGCTGGCCTCAATATCGTCCCCCGTTGCTGCTGGCCCTGCAGCAATATCCGTGGCTTGAACCTCAGAGGCAGTGATGACTCAACAAACGTGCCAAGGCCAACAAGAATCTTGGCGCGTTCATTTGGGTTCGCCGTCATGTAGGCGTTTGCTGCAGACAATGCAGCGCCAATCGTCAAAAATGGCTCGCCAGGACTTGTGCCATTATTGCTATCGTTCCCTGTCTTTTCGACGTAAAACGTTCTCGCATTCCTGAAAGAATCAAGCCGCGTCTGCATTGCTGCCGCCAGCTGCTTATCCGCCGCTGACATCAACCCCGCTGCTGACGTTGTCGCCAGCGGTAACGTCACATCCTGCCCCGTTGAACTCGACAGCAGCCGTGTTGCAGCGTCGTACGACAGATCTGTGCCGCCACCCGCTGCTCCCAGGTACGGCAGGCTCGTCCAGGCGGTCGTCCCGTCACCGATCTTCATTCGCCTGGTGTCGGTCTCAACCCC